AAGATCACGGACAAGGTTCCGCTGAACAAAATAAAGATCCTTCCATTCAAGGAGAAGGGTGAGTGGGAATTGTGTCCTAAATACCACATAGGACGGTCAAAGAAGACCATTAACATTAAGCCTGAAGAGTGAAAGAGAGATATTCATAATGAGCAGAATTGATGACCTGACGCTTGCTGTAACCGAATCTCTGTCTGATTTGATGGATGATGTTCAGCCAGAACAACTGACAATCGACAGATATCCAAACGATCTTGATCCACGGATATTCTCCTTACAGGGTATGTCTGGATTCAAGTACAGAATATTTGCCAATAGGCTAATGTCTTTTCCTATTAACTCATCCTATCTTGAGATTGGATGCTGGATGGGATCGACCGCTATATCCGCTCTCTATAATAACTTTGATGTGGTTAAAAAGCATTGGATCATAGACAACTGGTCTGAGTGGGGAAACCAAGGTCGTACCAGAGAGTCTTTTCAGAAATCTTGGAAAGAGTTTATTCCCGATTGTGATCCCAACATGATTGATGCTGATTGTTTTGCTATCAATCCAAAGGATCACGGTATATCTGATGTTGATGTGTACCTCTTTGATGGAAACCATAGCGAAGAGTCACATTACAAGTCATTAAAGCACTACTACGATTGCATGGCTGATTCCTTTATATTTCTCGTGGATGATTGGTATGCTGCTATGTGCGGTGATGGTATCCGAGAAGGAACCATGAGAGCAATAAAGGACTTGAACCTGAAGGTACGATATCAGAAAGAGGTATCTGGTCCAAAGGAAAGAATACTGGACAATGGTGTTGGAGATGCGTATTCTTGGTGGAATGGATGTGGTGTGTTTGTGTTGGAGAAATAAGGAGAGACATAATGAAACTAGTGATCAAGTTCCCTACCCGCAATCGTCCCGACAAGTTCAAGACTGTGTTTACGCGCTATCTTACCTTCCTTAGTGGACGGCATGATGTGCGTTTCATCATCACGATGGATGAAGACGATCCCACGATGAACAACCCCGATATGCAGCAGTGGCTAGCCACTCGCTCACAGAACGCACAGATTGAGTGCTTCTACGGACACTCCAAGAGCAAGATTGAAGCCTGCAACGCGAACCTAGAGGGCGTGGACGGCGATGTGCTGCTGCTTGCGTCTGATGACATGGTTCCCGTGCAGATGGGATACGATGAAATCATTGCCAAGGTGTACGAGCAGGCTTTCCCCGATTACGATGGAGCCATCAAGTTCTGGGATGGTCTGCGTCCAAAAGAAGACCCGCTGATGACCCTGACGGTCATGGGATTCCCGCTGTACAAGCAGTTCGGATACATCTACAATCCCGAATACAAGTCGGTCTACTGCGACGACGAGCAGACACAGGTATGCGCTGCGCTAAACAAGTTGCGCCGCTGTGATATCTGCATCATTCAGCACCAATGGACGGGTGAGCCGTTTGATACCCTCCACGCTCGTAACGAAAACGCTGAAATGTATGGCGTTGACGGTGAAACCTTCAAGCGGCGCGCCGCAAACAAGTTTGATATGGAGACTATGTTCTATGCCAGTACCAGCAAGTGAAATCAAGTTCAGCATTCTTATTCTGTCCATCCCGTCCCGTTTTGAATCGCTAAAGGCGGCGGTCACGCACCTACAAGAACAAGCCGATGCCACGGGGCAGGGCAAGTCTGTTGAGATTCTTGTGCTGCTTGACAACAAGTCCAAGAGCATTTCCGAGAAGCGCAATGACCTCCTGCAAATGGCGCGGGGCAAGTACATCGCGTTCTTGGATGACGATGATGCGGTGAGCAAGGACTACATGAGCAAGATCCTCAAGGCTATTGACGAGAACGATGTGGACTGCATCTCGTTCAACCAGTGGTGCAGCCTTGACGGTGAGCCGATGGATGTGGAGTTCGGCATCGGCAATCCGCATGGACACCTGTGGCGTGATGATGAAGGTTTCCTTGGAGACATCAAGCGTCCTCCTTACCATATGTGCCTGTGGCGGCGGGAGATTGCAATCACCGAGGCATTCAATCCAGTCTACGGAGCCAACGGTCAGTCCACGGAAGACATTGACTGGCTCATGCGTCTGTATCCCAAGATTCAGACCGAGCATCACATCCCTGATGCACTTCATGGGTATATTTACAACTCAAAGACCACGGAATCACTTGTTCCGCAGGAGCAGCAGTGAAGGTAATTTCGTATAGCCTGTGGGGAGACAAGCCCACATATACGGTCGGTGCGGTTCGGAATGCTGATCTAGCAGAGAAACTGTTTCCTGATTGGACTTGTGTGTTCTACTGCTTTCAGTCCGTTCCCGCAGAAATAATCGCGCAGTTGGAATCTCGTCCGAATGTGCTTGTGCGGCGGGTGGAGGGTGATTACAATACCGCAGATAGCCGTGGTATGTTCCACCGTTTCCTTCCCGCAGACGAAGAGGGCGTAGAGTACATGATGAGCCGCGATACAGATTCCCGTCTGTCCGAGCGTGAGCGGCTGGCGGTGGACGCTTGGATTGCCAGTGGTGCGGATCTTCATGTGATGCGCGACCATCCATATCACGGTGTTCCCATGCTTGGCGGTATGTGGGGAGTGAAGGGCGGCAAACTCAAGGGTATCGCCCGTGACATGGAAGAGTTTCAGCCGAGCAGCGACAAGGGACAGGATCAGGCGTTCCTGTGGGAATGGGTTTGGGACAAGGTAAAGGATGGCGAACTGGCGGTCTGCGTTCACGATCCGTTCTTTCAAAAGTCTCCATTCCCCGATGGCGCAAAGCGCGGCGAAGAGAACGGTGGTGTATGGTTCATTGGTCAGTGCTTTGATGAACACGACAAGTACAACAGTCAGAGTGACTTGGATATGGTAAAAGGTACTTTATGAACTTTGAAAATACTCGTTTCATATATCAGCATATGGGTCTTGGTGATCATGTTGTATGCAACGGGCTTGTTCGTAGCATTATTGTTCCCGAACAAGAGTACATCATGTTTGTCAAACCGCACAATGTTGGTTCTGTTTCGTATATGTACCGAGACTTGACGAATCTCAAGTTCGTAGAGTGCGATGATTCTGGTGCGATTGATTTCATAAATCGGTTTGGATCTGCTGATAGACTTTACATCATTGGATTCAACTGGATCGACATGAACAAAAGTTTTGAGGAAAACTTCTACTTGCAACACGGCATTTCTTTGTCTGCAAAGTGGGATTCTTTCCGATGTGATCGTGACCCCGAACTGGAACAAAAAATCTACGATCACTATCAAATAAATGAACCGTACATCTTTGTTCACGATGACAATCGTTACAAATTGAATCCGTCCAGATTGCCGCACGATGTCCGAATCGTTCGCCCTGAAATAGGATTGACGAACACCATATTTGGATATGCTATGTTGGTTGAACGAGCAAAAGAAGTCCATTGTATGGAAAGTTGTTTTGGGTTTATGACAGACAACATGGGATTGAACGATCAACTTTTCATGCATCGCTACAGCCGCAATCCACCCGTTTTTGAAATACCTCTATACAGGAATGTAAAGGAAATCTTCACATGAAAGCAGCCGTACTACAGCAAATCAATTCTCCTCTAGTAATTAAAGATGTGGACTTGACCCCCCTCAAGGTCGGTCAAGTCAAGGTGAAGGTTCTAGTAAGTGGATTGTGTGGAGCGCAGTTGCAAGAAATCGCTGGATTGAAAGGAAACGAAAAGTTCCTTCCACATCTTCTTGGTCACGAAGGGTGTGGTATTGTTGAAGAAGTCGGAGAAGGCGTTACTCGCGTCAAGGTTGGAGACAAAGTTGTGATGCACTGGAGAGTTGGTGCGGGAATTGAGGCTCCTTTTCCGTCATATATCGTAGACGGAAAGACCATTTCAAGCGGTAAAGTCACGACAATTAGCGAATACTCTATTGTTTCGGAGAATAGACTGACTGCTGTCCCTTCTGATACGGACGAATATCTTTGTGCCTTGCTTGGCTGTGGACTGACTACTGCTCTCGGAACAATCAACAATGAGGTGGATCTCAAGTTTGGTGAAAGCATTATGATTGTTGGATGCGGTGGAGTCGGCTTGAATCTGATTCAAGGAGCAAGGATGGCTAGTGCCTATCCTATCATTGGACTGGATATTTCAGAAGACAAGCAACAACTGGCACTGACTGCTGGTGCTAGTCTTTTCGTCAATTCAAACAGAATGATTGACGAAATGAAGGGACAAAAGGTTGATGTCATCATTGACACAACAGGAAACCCTGATACAATTGCCACGACTATGCAGTACCTATCCGACAGAGGAAGATATGTCTTGGTTGGTCAACCAAAACCTGGTCAGTCTGTCAGCATTCCAAATGCCAGCACACTGTTTGGCGGAAATGGAAAGTTCATCAAGGCTACCCAAGGTGGAAAGACATCACCCAACGAAGACATTGCACGGTATGTAAAATTGCACAAGGCAGGAATGTTGAACATCAGAAGCATCATCACGCATGAGTACACGCTTGACGAGATAAATACTGCTATAGATGTTCTCCGTAGTGGCAAGGCTGGACGCATAATGATAAGGATGTGAACAATGGACAACTTGATTGATGCATATCGCAAGATGTTTCTGATACATTCTGCTGAAGAGCAGATGGCACAGCATTACATTGATAACAAAATCTTCAGCATAGTTCACCTGTATGTTGGTCAGGAGGCTATCGCTGTTGGAGTCGCAAGCAACCTCAAACACGAAGACAAGATGATCGGCAATCACCGCTCACACGGTCACTACTTGGCAAAGGGTGGCAGTCTTCACGGAATGGTTGCCGAAATGCTTGGCAAGAAGACGGGTTGTTGTCGTGGCAAAGGCGGATCAATGCACATGATTGATCGTTCTGTCAATTTCATTGGCAGTACTCCTATTTTAGGAAGCGCAATCGGTCTTGCAAGTGGAATGGCATTTGCAGAAAAGTTTCAGCACACAGATAATATTGTTGTTTGCTTTTTGGGAGATGGTGCTTCTGAAGAGGGAGTCGTTTACGAAAGCATCAATCTTGCAAGTCTGTTCAAACTTCCACTGCTTGTGGTTATTGAAGACAACAACTATTCTATCAATAGTGTAAAGCGGGACAGGCGATCAGAAAAATATGATGTTCCCACTATAGTAAAAGGACTAGGTGCGAACTACTTCAAGGCTGATGGAAATGATTTCTTCAGCGTATCTGAAAACTGTGCTGAAGCAATCAAGAGCATAAAAGAAACCAATATTCCTTCTATTCTTCATTGCAATGTATTCCGTCATCGTTCTCATAGTTCTCCTCTATATGACGATAAGGATAAGACTTCTTGGTACAGAGATCAGCACGATACTTACGAAAACCGATTGAAGGCTTGCCCTGTAAAGAAGATGCGCGATCATTTGATTTCGGCAGGAATAGAAGCACCAGTATTGGATGAAATCGAACAGACAGTTCTACAGGAAATAAGAGATTCGATTGCGAAGTGCCAGATTGAACCAGACCCCGTGAAAGAGGATCTATACACCCATGTCTACGAATAATCGTGTCATTAGTTATGGAGATGCCATCAAAGAGGCAATTTCTCAATCAATTCAGCGCGATCCTCGTGTTTACATCATGGGGCTTGGAGCAAACTATGTCTCTGCTCCTGGTCTAAAGAATATCTACCCTGATCGGGTGTTCGACACACCAAACTCCGAGTTTTCTACTACCTTATCTTGTGTTGGAGCAGCAATCAATGGGCTTCGTCCGATCATACAGCATGATCGCGTTGAGTTTGGATTGTTTGGTATTGATGCTATTGTGACTCAAGCAGCAAAGTGGAACTATAGTTTTGGTGGAGACAATCCTGTTCCTGTAGTGATTCGTCTTCTAGTTGGAAGGCAATGGGGAACTGGACCACAGCACTCACAATCACTATATTCCATGTTTGGAAATACCACTGGTCTGAAATGCGTAATCCCATCAACTCCAGTTATGGCAAAGGGATTGATTGCTGCTGCCATAGAAGACAACAATCCAGTTGTTGTCTTGGAGCATCTGTGGGTGAAGAACATAAAGCAGGAGGTTCCTGAAGAGTATTATACAAAGCCTCTAGGAAAGAGTGTAGTTGCAAAAGAAGGAACCGATGTGACCGTTGTCGCCTATGCAGATGGATTTATTGATTCCATGAAGGCAATTCAGATGATCAAAGAATCTGGCGTTAGCGTTGAGTTGATTGATCTAGTAAGCGTCAATCCTGTTGACTATCCAACAATCGTAGAATCCGTCCGCAAGACAGGAAGACTTATCACAGTGGACACTTGCAATGACGCATTCAATATCGGGTCTGAAATTGTATCCCGCGTTTGTATTGATGCTTTCGCATCACTCAAATGCCCTCCTGTGAAGTTGGCTGCTCCGAATGTACCCGTTCCTACATCGCACCATCTTACAAAGCATTACTACCCGACCAAGGCTTCTATCGCTGATGCTATTTTGGAGATGGTTGGCAAGCAGCCGCTATCATATGAACTATCATTTGATGAACTGAATTTTGGTCCAAAGGATACGATTTGAAAACGGCAAAATCAGATATTCTAGTAATAGGAGACAGTTGCCGTGATGTATTTGTATATTGCGACTGTCATCGGCTATGTCCTGATGCTCCTGTTCCAGTACTAAACATAGTAAATCAAACAGAAAATGCAGGCATGGCAGCGAATGTTCAACGCAACATAATGAGATACAAAACCTGTGATCTTTTCACCAACCCGAACTGGTTGAGCATAACAAAAACCAGGTATGTTCATCAAAATACAAATCATATGTTCATGCGAGTAGATAGTCCTTCTACTATTTCTGAAATCAATATGGATGATCTGAACTTGAATTATGATCTTGTAATTGTATCAGACTACAACAAGGGGTTCCTGACAGAGCGGGACATCATGCATATTTGTGAACAGCATCCGTGTGTTTTCTTGGATACAAAAAAAGTCCTTGGTGACTGGGCATCCGATGCCAAGTATATTAAAATCAATGACTACGAATACAAGAATTCAAAGCCGTTTCTTACGAATAAGTTAGAGTCAAAGATAATCCATACTATGGGTGGTGATGGTTGCGAATTTCAGGGTAAGAGATATGCCGTGAATCGCTCAGAGGTGAAGGACACATCTGGTGCGGGAGATAGTTTCATGGCTGCTCTTTGTGTCAAATTTCTAGACACGCAGGACATATACGACTCTATCAAGTTTGCAAACTCCTGTGCTTCCGAAGTAGTGAAGCACCGTGGAGTAACCGTGATCTAATCAATATTGGAGAGAATCATGTCTGCTGAAAATGGTTTTATTGTTGTTACTGGCGCACAGGGCTTCATAGGAAGCAGGATGATATCGTATTTAAATTCGTTGGATATTCATAATATCATTGCTATTGATGATGTGGATGTTGATTTTGTTCGTGGGTATGCCAGCAGGGTAGACTATTCAAATTTACAGAGTTGTAAATTTTCTTCTATCTATCCGATTGTATGTGATAGAGACATGATACTTCCAACAGAAGACATCAAGGCAGTGTTTCACTTTGGAGCAATATCTAACACATTAGAAAAGAGTTCTGATCGTATACAACATTATAATGTGGACTATACTCGCATTTTGTCTTCTGTCTGCAAAAGCAGAGGCATTCCTATGGTGTTTAGTTCTTCTGCTGCTGTGTATGGTAATGGAAACGGACCAGTCAATCTGTATGCAAAATCAAAATTGGATAGCGAGATAGAGATATCAAAGGATTCTATGTGTTTTCGCTTGTTTAATGTCTATGGTCCGCACGAACCACGCAAAGGCAGAATGTCGTCTGTGGTGTATAAGTGGTATCACGAATTGAAGCAGACAGGGAGGATCAAGATATTTGAGAACTCTGCGGACTACAGACGCGACTTCATCTATGTTGAAGATGTTTGCAAAGTTGCGTACAATGCGTTTGAAAATCCCCGAGCAGGAGTGTATGATCTTGGCACAGGCACCGCAGAGAGTTTTGAAAGCGTTGCCGATTGTGTGATGCGGTCATTTGGCGGCGGCGAAAAGGAGTACATTCCCATGCCCGAAGACCTGCAAGCACAATATCAGCGGAACACGAAGGCAGACACGACTGCGATACACTCTTTGGGTTGGGCAGATGCCTTTACTAGTCTTGAGAGCGGAGTACAGAAGTACTTTGATTACTTGGTAAACCATTCGTATATGTGAAAGGACTGTATATGATGAACAGCAAGAAACTGCAATCACAGATCGTACCAAAGGGTTGGGGAAACGAGATCATCTTTGCTAACAACGAGAAGTACTGCGGCAAGTTGTTGAACTTCACAACGGGCAAGAAGTTCAGTATGCACTACCATCTGCTGAAGGATGAGACATGGTATGTTGCGCGGGGACGATTCAAACTCATTTGGATTGATCCTGCTACCGCAAAGCAGTATTGGGAAGTTCTTGAAGTGGGTGATGTAATTCATAATCTGCCAGGCTATCCACACCAATTGGAAGCACTAGAAGACGCGACAATATTTGAAGTTTCTACGCAGCACTTTGACAACGACAGTTACCGTGTTGCTCCAGGAGACAGTCAGGGATGAGATACGCATTTGATATTGACAACACTCTAGTACACACCGTGGGCAGCGACTACGAAAACTCAACGCCCATACACCACAGAATAGATCGTGTGAATCGCCTGTACGATGAAGGACACATGATAATGCTTTTCACCGCAAGAGGTATGGCTTCTGGCAGGGATCTTTATGAGTTTACCGTGAAGCAGATGCACGATTTTGGAGTAAAGCATCATCGCATCATAATGGGAAAGCCTGATGTAGACCTCTTTGTAGATGATAAGGCTATATCGGTTGCAGAATGGGATAAGACTGCGTGAAAGTATTCTATGCAAATACCACTTCTGCCGTGATAGATGGGGGTGTGGTGTGGACTAATGGATGCTACGACATACTTCATGTGGGTCATGTTCGTCTGTTTGAGCATTGCAGGAAAATAGCAGAAGATAAAGGCTGTTCTTTTTTTGTGGGAATAGATTCTGATCGTAGAGTGAAACAAATGAAAGGACCGAGCAGACCCATAAACACCGAAAACGACAGGGCTGAATTTTTGCTGTCTATGAAAGGGATTGATCGTGTCTACATATACGACACTCCAGAAGAATTGGAAAAAGTAATTGGCATTCTCAAGCCCGAGGTCATGGTAGTAGGTGATGAATACAAGACCAAAACCGTGATTGGATCGTCTTTCTCCAAAGCCGTTGTGTTTTTTCCAAAGATAGTTGGGTATTCAACATCCAACACATTATCAAAGATTGATTAGTCGCTGGAGATTATTATGAAAGCACTTGTAACTGGTGGAGCAGGATTCATTGGTTCAAATCTCGTGGATCGTTTGATTGCAGATGGTCACGAAGTCACCGTGATAGACAACGAATCTGCGGACTCCAACGAGCAGTTCTATTGGAATCCGCAGGCTCGTAACTACAAGTATGATGTTCGTGACTATACGATGGTACGCAGACTGTACGAGGGTCAAGACGCAGTGTTTCACCTTGCTGCGGAAGCGCGCATTCAACCAAGCATTGAAGACCCACTCAAGGCAATTGAGAACAATGTCGTGGGGACAGCGACTGCTCTTGAGTGTGCGCGAGTGTGTTGCGTGAAAAGATTCATATACTCGTCCACATCAGCAGCGTATGGTCTGAAGAACACTCCTCCTATGGTAGAGTCCATGCCGACAGACTGCCTCAACCCATATTCTGTGAGTAAAGTGGGTGGAGAAGAGTTGTGCAGAATGTACGCAAGACTGTATGGTATGGAAACCGTGACTTTCCGCTATTTCAATGTGTACGGAGAGCGTCAGCCTCTTCGTGGGCAATACGCTCCCGTGATCGGTATTTTCCTGCGTCAGCGAGCGGCGGGTGAACCGATGACCATAGTTGGTGACGGCACTCAACGGCGTGACTTCACTTATGTGGGTGATGTGGTGGAGGCAAACCTCCGAGCAGCAACCATGACGCAGCCACAGGACTACGAATGGGGTCATGTCTACAACATTGGCACAGGCAGAAACTATTCCATAAATGAAATTGCTGCACTCATGGGTGGTGAAATTGCGTTCATTCCTCCACGACCAGCAGAATCAAAATTGAGCCTAGCCAATGCTTCAAAAGCACGGAATGAAATAGGATGGACTCCTAAAGTTCGTCTTGAAGACTGGATTGCGGAGCATAAATAACCCTACAAGGAGATCGTGAACAATGTCTACAGTATGCCTCTCTATGATCGTCAAGAACGAAACCAAGATCCTGCATGAGTGCTTGGACTCCATCCATCCTCATATTGACTATTGGGTGATCGTGGACACAGGCTCCACGGACGGAACGCAGGAGTACATCAGGAAGTACTTTGCCGAGAAGGGAATTCCAGGCGAACTGATTGAGCGTCCGTGGGTGAACTTTGGACACAACCGCACCGAAGCACTTGATCTGTGTGCTGGCAAGGCGGACTATGCGTGGATGATTGATGCGGATGACCGCGTAGTTGGCGGATTCAAGTACCCCTACAACAAGAACCTCACCGCTGACGCTTACGCCATTAAGTGCGGACGCGAAAACTGCGTTTGGTGGCGCAACCAAATTTTCAAGACGGGCATCGGTTGGAAGTATGTTGGCGTACTTCATGAATATGCACACTGTGAAAAGCAGCCACTTCGTCAAGAAAAGATTGAGGGAGACTACTATCTTGAGGCGCGTACACTCGGACAAGAGCGCAATGGTGGAGTTACCCCTGTTGAAAAGTACTCCAAGGACGCAGAACTTCTCCTAGAAGCACTGAAAACAGATCCCACCAACTCTCGCTATCAGTTCTACCTTGCACAGTCGTACTTTGACTCGCAGCAGTGGGATAAGGCTATTGAAGCGTACTACAAGCGGATTGAGATGGGTGGATGGGAAGAGGAGTGCTACTACTCGCTGTTCCGCATTGCCCTTTGCGAAATCTCCAAGGAGTCGCCGTGGACTACTGTGCAGCAGAAGTTCCTTGATGCATACGACTACCGACCCTGCCGTGCCGAACCTCTCCATGCCATAGCGCGTTTTCTTCGGATGAACGGGCGACCACGGGCGGCTTACCTTTTTGCGAAGGAAGCCGCCCAGATCCCGTACCCACAACACGACATCCTGTTCATTGACACGAATGTGTACAAGTGGATGGCATTGGATGAACTCGCTGCCACTGCGTTCTATGTGCATGACTACAAGAGCGGTTTTGCTGCCTGTGAAGCCCTCCTGAAGCAGAACAGACTGCCAGAGAGTGAAGTGGAGCGCAATCAAAAGAATCATGCAGCATATATGGAAAAATTGCAGCAGATTGGTGCAGCGCAAAATCAGCAGATGCAGACACCGCAGACTCTAAATGTTGCGCCCACCGCATCATCTTTGCTAAATATTAGCGGAGAGCAAAAGATCAAGAGTTTCAAGAAGCGGAGAAAGTAATGGCATCAGCGTACTATGACATCAATGCACAACAGCACTCCACGCTGAACTTTCACGCAGAGTACTACGACGAAAATGGAAACGCTGTTGACCTGACGGGATACACTGCGCGTTTCCATGTTCGTCCAAACAATGACTCCTCCAAACTGTACTTGATGATCACCACATCAGGCGTGACGAGTGGCGGCTCTACTGGAGAGTTCGGTTCAACCGCTGGCATCAGTGGAAGCGGCGGCATCTTCCTGAACAAAGGCGAGACAGGCGCAGCGTTCACTGGTGGCATTCTTATTGCTGCCGATGCCACCACTATGGGCTATGTACGCGCAGGATCGTGGAAGTACTCCCTAGACATTACAAAGGGTGTCACCACGGACGAACTCATGCAGGGACAGTTTGTGGTGTCCCCGAAGAACACGCGATGAAACTAAAGGTAAAGGAAACCTCTTACACAGTGAAGCCCAAGCAAGACGAGGGCAAACTTGTAGTGCGGTTTGACCGATTCACCGTAAAGCCCAAGCCGCGTGGCGTGAAAATATACGAAGACAAACTCACCGCCGTGCTGAAGCACGACCGCCGCAGCGGTGTGAAGATTCAAAAAGTAAAGAACAACAAGATTCTGAAGCAGTGGGATTGACTCCTCTGCTTCTTGTGATACAATCCCCTCAAAGGAGACTTCATCATGGACAAGCCAACACTTGGTTTCTATCTCATTCCCGACACAGGCGCATCAGTTCCCGAATTTGCCACAGACGGCTCTGCGTGTTTTGACATCTGCGCCCGTTTCCACTACGACCGCGAGAACTCCGACACGGATTGGGATGCACACAAGCCCGTGATTGCCTACGGTCCACAGAATGTAAAGAGCGAAATCTATCCCACGCAGGGAGTTCTTGATGTTCCTGCGGGATGGCGATTCCTTGTTCCCACGGGACTCATCCTAGACATCCCTGAAGGCTATTCAGTGCGCCTCCATGCCCGTAGCGGACTTGCCCTGAAGGAGGGCTTGGTGCTTGCGAACGCGGAGGGCGTGATTGACTCTGACTACACCGATGAACTCAAGGTGATGGTGACTGCCGTGAGCAACTGCTTGGTGAGCATCCCCAACGGATCCCGCATCTGCCAAGCGGAACTGGTGCGGAATCAGCCTGTTGACCTATTGAAGATTAATCACCCCCCACTGAAGAAGACGCAGCGCGAAGGCGGATTCGGCAGCACGGGACAGTTTTCATGGGACGCTAACAAGGGAGCCTAATATGACACGCGATGAACTGCTGAAGTTTCACGAAGAGATCACGAAGCAAGCCCGCGAACTGATGAGCCTGAAGAATCGGGACTACGCAGGCAATGAAGGAGTTGAGCCTTTTGCCAATTTCACCCGAGTTGAGGCAATGGGAATTTGTAAAACCGAACAGGGCTTCATGGTGCGCCTCACGGACAAGATGAGCCGCCTCTCCTCGTTTGTCCGCGCTGGCAAGATGAATGTGAAAGACGAGTCATTTATGGACACCTGTGTGGATGTGATCAACTACATGGTGCTGCTTGCCGCCTATCTGAAGGACAAGGAAGAGCAGAGCAAGTAACCCCTTATGCTGAACATAAACATACCACATTTCTACTGCTACATGAGAAAAGAGCATATGTACCAGCACAAGGATCACATTGGTGAATTTGTGAAGGTCAGTGTGTTTGCTGCTCAATCAAACCCCGACAGGGCTTTGCTGTTTCATGTTCTAACAGATGATGGGCTTGTTCGCAGCAGAGTCCCCGTCCATATGCTGTGCCACAAGGAAACCGCACCTCAAATGCCGTTGGACTACTTGCAGTTGTGGGATTGTTTTTCCGTGAACTGCACAGAGGTTGTTTACGACTATCTGAAAGCGGCAAGAGCAAAGGTAGTTCTGAAAGACAAGCAGGAACTGTGGGGCGAATACATGATGTCTTTTGATTGGTACGGCAATCCGTACAGCGATGAACCAACACAGTACAAGTCCCTGCACTTGATACGGTTGGACAATGGCTGCTACACGCTACAGCCAAACAACAGAATATTTTGGAAGCATATGTCTTTTGTCACCCGTCCTTTCCCACCAAACCCAGACTTTAAAGTTGACAATAAAGTGTTCCGATGTGAAGCCGCGAGTGACCGTTGGCTCATTGAGGGGGAAGATGATTCGTATTATTACGATTTAAAAAATGAAACTGCTGACTGTAATATTGAAAAGTCAAAGTAACCACTTGTCACAAATATTAGGGACGATACACTAGAGACATGATCCGACACCTTGGCTACGCCTGTCAGAACCTTTCCCTTGCAGCAGGGCGCAAGCCCAAGGATCGGCTGTTCACCGACCGCACCCTGCGGATGGATCGCTTTTCGTTGGAGCGTGTGGGAGAACTTGGTGCGCGGAACGCCGCCGATCTGCTCCCAATTCTCGAATGGAATGTGGCGAACGGCATCAAGTTCTTCCGTATCGGCAGCGGGATGTTTCCGTTCATGGATCACCCCACCCTTGGGTACGAGATCACGGACTTGCTGCCTGAACACGAAGCCTCCATCCGCGCATCGCTGATCATGGCGGGTTGGTACGCCAAGCAGAACAAGATGCGCCTGTCGTGCCATCCTGGTCCGTACACTTGCATTGCCTCGCCCGATCCTCACACGGTGGAGAAAAGTGTGAAGTCTTTGGCTATGCACTCGCTCATCCCCGACATCTTGGGCTACGGTGACGAGTTTGCCATCAACATCCACATGGGCGGCGTGTACGGCGACAAGCACAAGACGGCTGATCGCTTCCTGCGCGAGTTCTCCCGACTTCCCGACAGCATCAAGCGGCGGCTTACCCTTGAGAACGATGACAAGCCCTCAATGTGGAGCATGACGGAACTGTACACCCAAGTGGCAAAGCACTGCCCTGTGAAGTTGGTGTTGGATATCCACCACCACCGCTTCTGTCATCGGGAGTCTCTGCTTGAGGCAGCAGACATGGCATTCAGCACATGGGACGGCTTTCGTGAAATTCCCAAGGTACACTACTCGGAGTCCAAGGCGGGAGCGCGACCGCAAGCCCACTCGGACTACATTCGTGAAGAGATTCCTCTGCTGTCGGACACGGTGGAGTACGATGTGATGATTGAAGCCAAGGCAAAGGACTTGGCACTTCTTGAGTACAGAAAGGCTCATACCCCATGTTTGCTGTGATTCTCGCTACTATTCTGTGTGGTGTTCCCGCTGACTTCAAGGGCAAGCCGTACCCTGTGCTGCCCATGCCTGTTGAGTGCTACACCGTTGACAATCTGTTGGATGCCATGTACACTGTGGAGTCCAACCGTGGCAAGAACCTCGTTGGTGATGACGGTAAGGCAATTGGTCCTTATCAGATTTGGCGCGAGTACTGGCAGGATGCCGTTGAGTTTGACAAGACTATCGGCGGGGAGTACAAGGACTGCATGAACAAGGCATATGCCGAAAAGATCATTCGTGCGTATTGGAAGCGGTACGCCCCGAAGGGCGCGACCGTTGAGCAGTTGGCGCGGATTCACAACGGCGGTCCAAAGGGACACACGCGCACCGCTACTCTGAAGTATTGGAATAAGATCGTGAAGGCGATGCGGGGGTGAGGCGTGGCATACAGAGATCCTGAAAAAAAGAGGGCTTATATAAAGGCTTGGCGTGAACGAAATCGTGAACGAATAGCGGCAACCAACAGGGCTTGGTATGAATGCAATCCTGAAAAAGTTAGGATTTGTCGTGAACGCAATCGTGAACGAAAGGCGGCAATAGACAAGGCTTGGCGTGAACGAAATCGTGAACAAAGAGCGGCAGCAAACAAGGCTTGGCGTAAAAACAATCCCGAAAAGGTTCGGATTTGTCGTGAACGCAATCGTGAAAGAAAAGCCGCTAGAGATAAGATTTACAATGAACGCAATCGTGAACGAAGAGCGGCAAAAAACAAGGCTTGGCGTGAACGAAATCGTGAACGGATTGTAACTTATCGTAAAGTAAATCGTGAACGAACAAGAAAAATAGAAAAGGCTTGGATCGAACGCAATCGTGATTTAGTAAATGAAAAAGTAAGAAGACGAAGATGCAGAAAAAGAAATGCATCAGTTTATTTGACCGCAAATGAAACCCAACAGATTGTGATTTTAGAACGAACTCGTCAAGAACTCCAAAGGGAGACAGGACGAGAGTATCATATAGATCACATTCTTCCAATCGCTCACGGAGGAATACATCACCCCGTCAATATGAGAATACTTGATGGCAGGGAAAACGAGTCCAAGCAAGACAAACTTCTTCCCGAAGCGATTGCTCTTGCGCCCGAACACTTTCGTCTGTATAGTGAGCGGGTCAGTCCTGAACGAGCATGGGAGTTTGTGCGACAACTAGCAGCAGGATTGGGATTGGGTGAAGACGATTTGGACGCATTGATCACAGGCAAGCCACTAAAGGGCAAGCCAACACTAGAGGATTTTTTCACATGAGCAAGCCATTCGGATATTCGTATTACCTTGATATGTACAACTGCCGCATCGGTGCAGCCGATGACTTGGAACTGCACTACCGCTTTCTTGAGCGCGTGGTGGACAAGATCGGCATGACCCGCATGAGTCAGCCCGTAGTCATGCATGGTCCAACCAACCACGGCACGGAACTGTACCCCGACAAGGCAGGGGTGAGCGGTTGGGTTCCACTCATTGAGAGCGGCATTCAGATTCACTCAATGGAGCCAAAGCGGTTCATCACGCTTGATGTGTACTCCTGCAACAAGTTTGACAAGCAGATCATTCTTGACTACGCACGGGAATGCTTTGGTTTTGAAGGGCACGAAGAGAACTTCTTTATACGCGGCAAGGGATACGGCGACATTGCCTGATGCGGGGGTGAGGTGTGGCATATAAAGACCCTGAAAGAAAAAAGATACTAGACAAGGCTTGGCTTGAACGCAATCGTGAACGGAAAGCGGCAACAAATAAGGCTTGGTATGAACGCAATCGTGAACGGAAAGCGACAACAAGCAAGGCTTATCGTGAACGGAATCGTGAACGAATATCTATAGTAGACAAGGCTTGGCTTGAACGCAATCGTGAACGGAAAGCGACAACAAATAAGGCTTGGCGTGAACGAAATCGTGAACGAAGAGCGATAACAAGCAAGGCTTGGCGTGAACGAAATCGTGACCTAGACCATGAACTGAAAAGAAGACGGAGATGCAAACAAAAAAATGCATCAATTCCTTTGACTGCCAACGAAAAAGAGAAAATGCTCTTGTTGGAACGCACTCGCCAACAACTCCAAAGTGAGACAGGACGAGAGTATCACATAGACCATATTCTTCCAATCACTCACGGAGGAATACATCACCCCGTCAATTTGAGAATACTTGATGGCAGGGAAAATGTGTCCAAGCAAGATAAACTGTTTCCCGAAGCGATTGCTCTTGCACCCGAACACTTTCGCCTGTATAGTGAGCGGGTCAGTCCCGAACGCGCATGGGAGTTTGTTCAACAACTCGCGGAAGGATTGGGATTGAGTGAAGACGATTTGGACGCGCTGATCACAGGCAAGCCGCTGAAGAGCAAGCCCACACTAGAGGATTTCATGGCATGACCACACACCAACCACACTACCGCATCATCACGGGTGACTGCATTGAGGGCATGAAGACTCTGCCTGACGGCTGCGTTCAGACTTGCATTACATCCCCACCGTACTTTGGCTTGCGTGACTATGGAACAGGATCGTGGGAAGGAGGCGACATAGAATGCGATCATATTGATACTACTGCAATGGCAGAAAGGCTTCGGCAAAAGAAGTCTATGATTGCTGTTGGTGAACGAATGGATGGCAGTACAAGAACTCGTATTCACGATGAGCAGATTGGACAGGGAATTCAATATAACCATTCTTGCAAAAAGTGTGGTGCAAAACGAGTAGATTCTCAAATTGGTCAGGAGGACACCGTTGACGGCTATGTGCAGAAGATGACCGAAGTGTTCCGCGAGGTGCGCCGCATCCTGCGCGATGACGGTACGCTGTGGCTGAACCTTGGCGACTCGTACATGAGCGCAAAGAACTGCGCCCCGCCCCCACAGACGCAAGGTGGTCAGCGCGGTATGCCTTCAGACTTTATTCCTGGAAATCGCAAGGATCAGAAAGGGCTGAAGACCAAGGACTTGATCGGCATTCCGTGGCGCGTAGCGTTTGCGCTGCAAGCAGACGGGTGGTATCTGCGGCAGGATATCATTTGGAACAAGCCTAATCCCATGCCCGAGAGCGTGGAAGACCGCTGCACGAAAGCGCATGAGTACATCTTCCTTCTGTCCAAGAAGCCGAAGTACTACTACGATCACGAAGCAATCAAGGAACCTGCTCGTAATTGGGGAACCCGTGACCGCACCGAGATGCGAAATGGAACTACCGATCCCAAACTCAAGCACCACGGGCTACAGGGCAAGGAGTGGGAAGAGAATCCGCTGAAGAACAAGCGGTCGGTGTGGACGGTGAACGCGAAGGGCTACAAGGGCGCACACTTTGCGGTGTATCCCGAGAACCTGATTGAGCCGTGTGTGCTTGCAGGATGCCCCAAGGACGGCACGGTGTTTGATCCGTTCACGGGCAGCGGCACAACTGCTGTGGTGGCACTGAAGAATGGACGCAACTACATCGGGACTGAACTGAATCCCGAATATGTGAAGATCGCAGAAGAGCGGATTAAAGAATCCGTTCCACAAACCCTAGAAGGAGTATTTGAATGAGCAAGTTCAAGCCTATTGGAAAATGGATTTGGGTGCAGTCGCACCTTGGCGGACAGAAGGAAACCGAAGCAGGCATCATCTACAATGAAGTAGTCAAAACACAGTACATTTGGGCTACGGTTGCCGCAATCGGTGATAAGATAACGGAAGACATCAAGGTTGGAGACAAGGTTCTGTGGGATCGCACCAAGAACCAAGGTCAGGGACATGATGGCAGGGACATGGTTCATCAGGACTGGATTGCACTCGTTGAGCGTTAAGGAGCATCGTGGACTTCTACACTTCCGTTGATATTCGTGGCAAGAACATCCTGTATCGTGGATGGAAGAACGGGCAGAGACAGCATCTCCGCATCCCGTTCTGCCCCACGCTCTACATCCCGTCCAAGGACGAGGGAGAGTTCACCACCATCAACGGCAAGCCCGTGCAGCCCATTCAGTTTGACGGCATCGGGGAAGCCCGCGAGTTCATTGACCGTTTCAAGGATGTCTCCAACTACGACATCTACGGAAACACCAACTTTGTGTACCAGTACCTTTACAAGGAGTTTCCCAATGAAGTTGATTATGACTTCAGCAGCCTCCGCATAGCAAACTTGGACATTGAGACATCGTGTGACGGCGGTTTTCCCACGCCATCCGCTCCTACCGAGCGGGTCATTGCAATCACGATCTCAATGGGCGACAAGACCTATGTGCTAGGCTTGGGAGACTTTCATATTGACGGCGAGGGAGTTTCCTGCATCCCTTACGATGACGAGCGAGAACTGCTAGAAGGATTCATTGAACTGTGGAAGTTCCTTGATCCCGACATCGTGACAGGGTGGAACATCCGCTTCTTTGATATTCCGTACCTTGTGGCGCGGATGAACTACCTTGAAGAAGGATGGGGGAACTCCCTCTCGCCGTGGGGCAAACTCCGCGAGACTGTGGTGAATCGCATGGGACGCGACCAAACCGCGTATGTGATCAGCGGTGTTGCCACGCTTGACTACTTTGAACTGTATCAGACTTTCACCTATGTGAAGCAGGAGTCCTACTCACTCAATCACATTTCCAAGGTGGAGTTGGGCGAAGAGAAACTGTCGTATGCGGAATACGAAACCATTCAGGAGTTCTACACACAGAACTTTCAGAAGTTCATGGAGTATAACTTCCAAGATGTGCGGCTCGTTGATCGCCTTGAATCCAAACTGAAACTCATGGAACTCGCGGTGGCGTTGGCGTATTCGGCGCGGGTGAACTTTGAGGATGTGTTCTCGCAAGTCCGCACATGGGATGCCATCATCCACCACCACCTGATGAGCAAGGGCATGGTGATCCCGCAGAAGACTGAACACAAGAAGGACGATCAGTACGCGGGTGCGTATGTGAAAGATCCGCTTGTGGGCAAGCACGATTGGGTGGTGAGTTTTGACTTGAACTCGCTGTATCCTCACCTCATCATGCAGTACAACATCTCTCCCGAGACAAAGCACCCCAATCCCGTATGGCGGCGTGGAGCCATTTCTCCCGAGTCCATGTTGGCACGGAATCGCGGCGAGACTGTAAAGCAGTTCATTGACCCTGCCGAATATCTGAACTCTGCAAAGGCAGAAGGCGTGAGCGTGGCAGCGAACGGTGTTGCGTTTGTGCGTGATCGCCAAGGCTTCCTGCCTGAACTCATGGAGAAGATGTACGCAGAACGCAAGCACTACAAGGGGCTGATGATCGCAGCACAGAAGCGGTTGGTGGACTTGGACAAGAATGCGCCAGCCGAAGAGCGGCGCAAGATTGAATACGAGATTTCCAAGTACCACAACTTTCAGTTGGTGCGTAAGATTCAGTTGAACTCCGCTTACGGCGCAATCGGCAACCAGTACTTCAGATTCTTTGATGTGGCACTTGCCGAAGCCATCACACTGTCGGGGCAGTTGAGCATTCAGTGGATCGGTGACGCTCTGAACAAGTTTCTCAATCGCGTCCTGAAGACCGAGGGCGAGGACTATGTGATTGCGTCCGACACCGATTCCGTTTACTTGAGACTTGGCAAGGTGGTGCAGTCGTCCTTCAAGGGCGAGGCTGATACGCAACGGGTGGTGGACTTCTTGGACAAGTTCTGTGAGCGGGTGATTCAGCCACAGATTGAAAAGGAGTTCGCCACCCTTGCGGACTGCACCAATGCCTACGCGAACAAGATGGCAATGGGACGCGAAGTCATCGCGGAGGCGGGAGTGTGGACTGCAAAGAAGCGGTATATGCTGTCCGTGTGGGATGCCGAAGGCGTTCGCTACAAGACTCCGAAGTTCAAGATCATGGGCATGGAAACAGCGCGTTCATCCACTCCTGCCTATGTCCGCAAGTCTCTGAAGACCGCCATTGAGATGGTGCTGATGCAGGACGAAGCCACGCTTCAGGAGTTTGTCCGCAAGACGGAGCGTGAGTTCAAGTCTCTGCCCGTGGAAGAAGTGGCTTCTCCCCGATCCGTGAACGGCATGGAGGAGTACTCGTCACCGCTTACCATCTACAAGAAGGGTACGCCCATCGCGGTAAAGTCCGCTCTGCTCCACAACTCGCTTGTAAAAAAGATGGGCTTGAGCAAGAAGTACCGCACCATCGGTGAGGGCGAGAAAATGAAGTTCATCTATCTGAAGACTCCTAATCCCATTCACGAAGGCGTGATCGGTTTCCCCGTCACTATGCCGAAGGAGTTTGATCTTCAGAAATACATTGACTACGATACTCAATTCAAAAAGACTTTCCTTGAGCCTCTACGCACCATCACCGATGCGGTTGGGTGGAGTCCCGAGGAAAGAAATAGTCTTGAGTCGTTATTTGCTTGACCGCCTCACTACATACAGTAACCCCCTAACAAAAGGATTCATTATGGCTACAAAGATCGTGAAGGTTCAGACTGGCGAAGAACTCATTGCTTCCGTTACCGAGAATTTTGAGGGCGACAAGGTTGTGTCGTATACTCTCAAGAATCCGTGCATGGTTGTTCCCATGCCCACGAAGGGCGGCGGTGCAAATATTGCTGTCGTGCCGTGGATGGCATCGGTGAAGGAGCAGAAGATGACCGTTCCTGCTTCCTATGTGATG